TCATAGGTTGCATACTGACGCGGCGCATTCATGCTGGCTTGCAGCCACTGGGCATTGAGAATTATCTTGCCGTTTCGATTGATGTACTCAAGACCAACCCATCTTCCAGGCTGATCGGTAGCCATACGCCAATCCATCTTGATATTGTTATAATCGCCTTTGTTTTTCAGGAAGGTGATTTTTTGCATTTCTGGCTTTGCGCCATTGATTCTGGCTAAGCCATCATCTGCCCAATGGATTTTAAAATCACCACATTGCTGATCCGCAAAAGCGGGTGCTGATATAAGCACCGCGAACACGGTAACAGTGCAAAGTAAATGTCTCACGGCCCCACCTCACTAATTCGTCGTCCCTTGCATTGCTTTCGGGCTATAAAGATCACGAGCGCCACGCGCAAAACACATCAAATCCATGTACCACGCCTGACCTCTGGTGTCGCCAGTATAGTCGATAGCTTTGACGATATAAACGCCATCCGTCGCAATGCTGGCAGCCTGTGACGTCGTGCCGGTCAGCACACGGTTGCCGTTCTCTTCTGTTTCGGTGATACGCCCGGGCGACTGTGCTATTTCGCTATTGCCGAGCGTGGCGCGGTACACCGAAGCCTGATCGAGCTGGATAAGACCATTAATGCGGATGTTTGGGTTTATCAGGCACCGCACGTTTACGCCGCCGCCCATTGTCTGTTGCGGCATACCGATCAGGCCAGTATTGGCATTCAACACAATGGCTTCGTGAATATATTTATCCTCCGGCACCATCTGGACCCGACCATCCACCAGTTGCCATGTCGCTTTGCACTGCGCAGCAATATTATCCATCACGTTGCGGCTGGATGAGTAAATCGCGCGGCCACGAGGAAACACGGTATCAGGAAAATCGCCGGTAATGCCCTGTGTCACGCCGAACGCGTTGAAATCCTGCATCGTCGCCCGGTGCAGATCCGCAACGGTATAGCCAGCGGCAAGCGTGGTGATGGGGGTCGCATAGAGGAACGCTTCGTGATCACCAATGGCCTGAATCAACACCCAGGAATCCGTAATGTTGTCCTTCCCGGTGACGGTGAAGCGAATATCACCGTCAAAAATCAGGCCGTAGTTCTGACCGTTCACCTGCCCTATCTGGTCTGGTGAAATCTCCCGGGACACACCAACCTGGCTCGCATCAACATCCGGCGCTATACCGTCATACCCGGCAATGATGCGAATTTTGGCAAACTCCTGCCCAAGTATCTTGTTCGTGGTATCGGTCGAAAGGTTGTAAATTTTCACGTTCGCCACGCGCGGCCAGCGTGTGTCTGCCCACTCGATCTGGAACGTGACCTTAAAGTTAGACAGGGAAACGCCCTGCCCGTTCTGGTCCAACAGTTGCAGCTCAAAATGGCGCATCCAGTTAAGAGACATTTCTACTCCTGTACGAAAATGAGGTGGCTGTATGTGCCGAGGTTGGTTTTGGTGGGCTCGTCTGGTGCGCCCTTATCGGTCGCCACCACCAGCCCGCCATCAATGCCAAGCTGTGGATATTGTCGTAAAAGGTTTACGCCGGTCAGTAGAGGTACGCCAGAGAGAAGCGCGGCACCGCCGCTATCCATCACGTCCATAATCCAGCCAGCCGCATCACGCCAGATGATCCTGAGTGTATACGTGGTATTGCCCAGCAAAACGCGGAACTGCTGATTGTCAGGAGAAAGCGGTATTTCGTTAAACTGCATATCATCCCCCGAATGCTGATGTAACGCTTCCGCCCAGCTGGCTCAGCAAGGATTCGTTTGGCGGTGTAGTGGATTTCATCCCGGAATTCTGCACCGCCGATGTGCTGACGCCATCCTGCATATCTGATTTATCTGCAACGCTAACGCTCTGCGTCTGCGACATGATCACTTCACGCAGGGTAAGCGTGCAGTTCAGCACGTTCTCGCTGGTTTTATCCGTTGTCACCTCGATGGCTCGCACCAGCATATTGCTGTAAACCCGCTTTCCGGTCACTACATCGAACGGCACCCGAGAGGACTGGAGATCCAGTAGTTGCTGATAGGTCTCTTTCGGGCTAAGTCCGGCGCTGAGGCCGATTGACGATGTATCAATGAAGTCCAGCAACGAACCGCCACCTGCGAAGCCGCATTCCATCGTGACTTCGCTGGGGCGCTTATACGCATGATCGGCGATGAAACCCGACGCGCTATTCGTTGTTGGCTTCTCCACCGGGTGCTCAGTAATTTCTAGCGCATCAGAATGCTTTTCAGAAACAACCACGCTGGGGATTAATATTCCAATTCGCCGGGATTGCTGGCGAAAAATCGCTGATAAAATATCCATTATCTCGGTCCTGCGGGGAGTTGCTGGGTTAACTGTGAATTCACGCCCTTTTGACGGTCAACAGTCAAACGGGCAGCCTCGCGCGGATCGAAAACGCCGTGGATGTTAATATTCGTTTCCTGCTGAATCACCGGGGCGCTGGTGGGCATATTGCTCATTACTTTCGGAATGTAGTTGCGCGTTTCCTGCGGCATTAGCCCCATTCCATAACGCTTAACATTCCCGATCCCCCAGTTATATGATGCCAGTGCTTTGCTAAGGTCTCCGCCGTTCTGCCGCAACAGCTGGCTGAGGTACTTAGCGGCTGCCTGAGCTGACTTTTCCGGGTCGAATACATCATTCCCACGCAGGCCCATGTCGCGCGCCGTGCCATCCATAAACTGAAACAGTCCTTTCGCGCCTGCGCCGGATATGGCGAACTGGTTACCACCCGACTCGGTGATCGCCACGCTTTTCAACAGGCCAGCTGGCAGCTGATAAAGCGACTCCAGTTTATTGAACATTGGCCCCATCCAGTCGAGCAATACCTTGCCCTGGGCCGTCGCCTGAGGTCGCTTAACCGACTGCGCTCGCAGCTCCGGCTCCAGTCCCATCTCCTGAATTTTTCGCTGGATTTGCTCATCAGTGAAAAAGTCTTTGCCGGGATTTTCCTTTCTCAGCGCCTCATATGCCTGCTGCCTTTCAGGTACGATATTGCTGCCTATACCGCCAATCGACGCCATTTCTTCACTGGTGGTCGGCGTATTGTTGGCAGGAATGAACATAAGCAACCATGGATTCTTGATTGCCAGCTGTGCGATCCCCTGCGCCAGCTTACCCAGCCCACCAATAGAGCCGCCAATTGCCTTACCAAGCCCCATAAATCCGGCGACAAGTCGCCCGATGCCAGTGAGCATGGAGACCAGCTTCGCACCAGCCAGAAAGCCAAACAGGATGGTGAGCGTATTTTTCCAGCCGCCGAGGTTGTCCTTGAGCTCCAGAAACTTATCGCGCAGCCACTTGAACACCTTCTTTGCTTGCTCAATTTCTGGCTGCCATTTGGACCAGTCCATCAGGCTTTTACCGCCCTCTTTCCACGTCTGGTAATCGTCGTACAGCAATCCGATCGCCAGAATCAGTGTGGTGATAATTCCAATCGGGGATTTCAGGAACGCAGAATTAAGCAGACGCCATGCGACCAGTAGAGCACCGAATATTTTCAGCAGATTTTTACTGCCATCATCAAGACGCTTCCACCAGTCAATGACAGAGCCAGCGCCCTGTATAAGCCGCCACGCCATTCGTGTGAAGGCGTTTGCAAGCCAGATCACGCCCTTAATAACTTTGGTCAGAGTCTCTTCAATCTTCGGGAAGTTGTCGAGGATGCGCCGCCGCAGGCTGTCCAGCGAACCAGCCAAGCCACCAGCGAGATTTGAGCCGATCTTGTCCCGCATAATGCCAAACAGCGACGTAAGCCCGCGCATGGACGTCATGAATTTGTTGGACTGAACGGCTGCCTTATCAGCGTTGAACCCCGTCTTTTGCAGCATAGACTGGTAATCGGCGGTAAAGCCATTCATGCCGCGCCGCATCGCCATCAGCGTGTTTTCATCGATGCTGAGCATCTGCGCGTATTGCTTCGCGCGGTAATACGGCATGTTGTTGAGCTTTTGCCCAACGCCAGTAAAGATGGCAGCAGTATCACGCATCTTTCCGCTGGCATCGCGGGTCTGGACACCAAGACGGTTCAGGAACCCTTCCGCCCCCGGATTGCTACGCATGAAGCCAGCCAACCCTTCGAGGGAGGACATGGCCGACTCAGCGCTGGCGCCAGTTTGCGATGCGGCATAGCCCAGCGCTTTGATGCCCTGGACGCTGGCCCCCGTCCGCTGGGATGCCCAGTAAATTTTATCCAGACCATTCGCGATCTGGGTGGTAAATCCGACAATGCTCAGCGCTGCTCCTTCCACCACCGCGCCGACCTTCAGAACGTTCGCGGTAACGCCTTTCAGCACTGCTTCAAACTTATTAGCGCCAGCCTGATCGATATCGAATCCCAGCGAAACAAGGAAATCTTTAATCGTATCTGCGTTACCGCTCATTGGCCGCTCTCCATTTATCTACCCGGGCGTCGTTATCCTCGCGCATGTCGAGGTAGTCATTGAGAAGCGCGATGCGGCAAAGGTCTACCGCACCGCTGTTAAGGTCTTTCTGGTCAATATGGAAGGCAAGCGCCGGGCGAAGAATAAAATCTTCACCGCCCGGCAGGCTGTTGAAGGTTATTCCGCTAGCGGGGTGGGCGTCTCGCTGGTAGGGAGTCCTTGCAAAAAATTTCCCAGCGAGTCGGCGACCACCCGCGCCACCAGTTGCAGCATGGTAAGCAGGTCGATATCGTCAAACGCCATTTCGCCATGCTGGCAGACCGGCACCCAGCCTTTCATGTGCTCGCGTGAAACAACGGAAAGACAGGGGAACAGGATAGCGTCCACGTCGCCATCACTCAGATCGGACACAGCATTGGCAATCTTTGGCAGGATGGTAGCCATCGCGCCTTCGGTGTCTTTGCTGCTGATCTTCTCCTGAACGCTCCGGAAGTCCGAAACCATCCCGGCCAGAACCGGCAACAGCTTGCGGGACACCTTCAGCTGTTCGAAAACGCTGAGCTTTGCGGTGCGATATTTCACGCCTTTAATTTCGAATTCCATGCGTTAAAACTCCCCGAGAAGCTGGTCAATCTTGCCGCAGTCGAATACCCAGGCGACGGTTCCGCCCTCTTTAGCGTTATTGAAATCAGGCTGTTTCTGGAATGCACACGAACGCGCAGTAGAAATATCATCCGATGCCGTGTTGCGAATGACGATCACGTTATTGCCCCAGGTGGCAGAGGACTGGCTTTGCGCGTTATACGCCAGAGACAGCTTTTTATTCACCGGGGAGGTTTTGAGTAGCGTCACCGTAATGGTGCCTGACTTATCGGCGTGCAGGCTGTGCATCACCTCGCCATCGGCACCGATGGTCATGGTGTTTTTGTTGCCGCCCATGGTCTGGGTGATACCTTCCTCAGAGTTCGCAGAACCCTGACCAAGATCGATAACGCCGGTCGGCCCGGTGAGCGACGCGGTTACATCGAGAAAAGAATAAGTTGCCATTTATCGCTCCTTAGCGAACCACGTTGATCTGCACATCGGCATAATGAACTGCGCCAGCCAGCTTACAGGCCACCTGGATTAACGGTGCTTTGCGCGCTTCGCGGTCGGCCTGCGCCTGTTCGGACAGCGGTTGCGCATACACGTAATAGCCTTTGGTCAGCGTATCGCCGGAATTCAGCTGTCCGATAGGGCCACCATTCCACACGCCAGCAGCTACCAGACCGTTCGTGACGGACTGATCCATGGACTGTTCAACGTTGGAAAGCAGACGGGTAACACCGGCATCAGTCTGCGGAATTTTGGTGGTGCTGGTGTAAAGCAGGTTATAGAGGTTGGTCTGAACGTAGTTCTGCAACCAGTCGAGCCCGTGGCGCTCGTCGAAGAAGTCACCGTTCGCCATGACACCCTGTTGCAGGATCGCCGTGTCGTTGGCGTAGTACACGAACACGTTCGCATTCTTCGTATCCACCGCAGCCGCCTGGCCTACCGTCAACGTTTCGTAGGTTACGCTTGGTTCCTGTTTGAACTTCAGGGTAATGGTGGTATTGCTGCCGTTGAAATTGACAGTAAACGCACGACCGAAAGCAGAAACCGCTGCGTAAGGGCTGCTGGTGGAATACTGAATAAAGGTACGGGCATACTTGCCAGCCTTTAATTTCGACGCAACATCGGTCGTCGAAGTCGTGCTGATAATCTCGGCGTCGGCAGAGGTCACACCAAAGATACGGCTAAGGCTGGACGCTTCAATAAGTTTGGCGACCTCAATCACGTCATCAGCATCAAGCACATCGCCACCAGCGACAACATCATCAGCGACAACCAGCCCATACCAGTTGGTATATTGCAGGCAGGCATTAACGGCTTGCACGATAGTTTCAGTATCTCCACTCTCGGAAGAACTCAGCGTCTTCGCCCAGCGACCAACATAAACCTGTGTCGGCTTCGGTGACTGGCTGAAGAAAACCTGCGCTGCTTTATA